TGCGAGGATTGTTACGGTAGCCGCTGATATACAAAAAAGTGGCCATTTAAGAAGACGTGTGTTACCATAAGTAACAGTATTGTGTGTAAATAGGTGGCCCGTAAGTCATTGATTTATAAGGGAGTTCGCGGGTACACTTAAGTACACTAAAGGGTAGTCTAAATTAACTAAAATACTTCTTGACTTCTAAGCTAAAATATGTTATAATATACCTATGTTATAAATTACTTCATTTAGTTATTAACATTAAGATATTAACAAAAGAACTTAACTAAAGGGTCTTAGGTATACTTAAGTATACTAAGGTAGCCCCAAAGGAGTTATATTGACTGATAAAAAAGTAAAGAATCAAGCCTCGAAGAGGATTGGGCGTCCTCCTAAGTCTGAGATTGTCAGCCGCAAGCGGGGAACCGTTGGCTCAGTAGGTCGTCCCAAGGGTGATGCTGCTATCATCAATGAGTACAAGACTAGGATGCTTACGTCTCCTAAGTCTAAGAAGGTCTTAGAGTCTATCTTTGATGCTGCTCTGGATGATGAGCATAAGAATCAGGCTGCTGCTTGGAAGCTAGTGATGGATAGGGTCTTACCTACCAGCTACTTCGAAAAGGATGCCGCAGGCGGTAACAAGGGTGGCATCAACATATCAATCACTGGTGTCGGTGGTGAGAAGACTGTCATCTCAGGTGGCTCAACAGAGCCTGTAGCAGAAGGGGAGTACACAGAAGATGTATGATATTAACCAAGACCTCGACTACTTCACCAAAGAAGAGTTTGCCTGTCAGCACACAGGTGAGAATGAAATTAAATATACATTCCTATTTAAGCTAGACCTGCTTAGAGCAAGGTGTGGTTTCCCATTTTTTATCACTAGTGGCTATCGTAGCCCCGAACATCCGATTGAATCGAGAAAGGAGAAAGCAGGAACTCATGCCCAAGGCATTGCAGCAGACATTAAAGTTAGTACGGCACAACAGAGGTACACGTTGGTTGAGGAAGCTATCAAGATGGGATTTGGAGGCATTGGAATACACAGTGTGTTCGTCCATATTGATATGCGCAGTGTTGACGGTAATTCTAAACCTGTAATGTGGTTGTATTAATATGCCTAAATTAGAACCTTTTGATTACACAAAACATAAGCCACAAGACGTTGGTTTAGGTGGCCCTTCTACTGAGTACTTAATAACAGTAGATTCTCCTGAAGGTGGAGTAATGGTTATTCCCTCTATTTGGTGGGATGAAGACGGTAAGCCACAGCTTATAGAAGACCAGCGTCAAGCAATTAAGCTTGCAAAGACATACGAAAAAGAAAATAAAAAGCAGTTCCCAAGGTTTGCCCCTAAAGCATATAAAGAAGCCGATATGTGGGCTGCTGGTCGTTCTAAGGCAGGAGGTGCTTCTAAAGGCTTACTAGCTACAGACGTAGAGTTGCAGAAAAAAGCAAACGTAGCTAAAACCTTTACGGACGCTCTTTAACTTGACTGACTTAAAAGTTGAGCTGCTACCTTGGCAACAAGAGGTCTGGAATGACCCCTGTCGCTTCCAAGTAATAGCTGCTGGTAGACGTACAGGTAAGTCTCGTCTCGCTGCATGGAAGTTAATCATTGAAGGTTTGACTACGACTAAGGGTCACGTCTTCTACGTTGCTCCTACACAGGGTCAGGCTAGAGACATTATGTGGCAGACGTTACTGGAAGTAGGTAACCCTGTCATTACCTCTAGCCACGTAAACAACCTACAGATTAAGCTAATCAACGGTGCTACCATCGCACTCAAGGGCGCTGACAGACCAGAGACCATGCGTGGTGTCAGCCTTAAGTTCTTGGTCATGGATGAGTACGCCGACATGAAGCCGGAGGTCTGGGAGCAAATCCTAAGACCTGCCCTAGCTGACCAGAAGGGTTCAGCGATGTTCATTGGTACGCCAATGGGTCGTAACCACTTCTTTGAGCTACACCAGTACTCTGTGTTGGCTAAGGACGATGACTGGAGTGGTTGGCACTTTACCAGCTACGATAACCCTCTCTTAGACGAGGACGAGATTAACGCAGCTAAGAAGTCGATGTCAGCCTTCTCCTTCCGTCAGGAGTTTATGGCGTCCTTTGAGGCAGCGGGTGGTGAACTCTTTAAGGAAGAATACGTAAAGTTCTCAGAGGAAGAGCCTGAAGATGGTAATTATTACATTGCTGTCGATTTGGCAGGATTTGCAGATGTACAGAAAGCTACAACCAAAACTAATCGTCTTGACCAAACGGCTATCGCTGTGGTTAAAGCAGGCACTGAGGGTTGGTGGGTTGCTAATATCATACATGGCCGTTGGGGCGTCGAAGAGACTGCCAGACGAATCTTTGAAGCAGTCAGAGACTACAAACCAATCTCAGTAGGTATTGAGAAAGGTGCGTTGAAGAACGCTGTACATCCTTACTTGAACGACATAATGAAGAAGAACCAGCGGTTCTTTAGAGTGGAAGAGCTTACACACGGTAATCAGAGAAAGACAGATAGGGTTGTGTGGGCGTTACAAGGTAGGTTTGAACACGGTAACATTACACTAAACAAGGGTGAGTGGAACACACAGTTCTTAGATGAACTATTCCAGTTCCCCAATAAGCTTGTTCACGATGACTTGATAGATGCCTTGGCTTACATAGACCAGCTCGCTAAGGTGGCTTACGCTATTGACTTTGAAGAAGAAGAATACGAATTCATGGACACATACTCAGGGTACTAACTATGTTAGAAGAAAACGAACCATTCCACATCGAACAAACGCTTGAAGACTGGGTTGGTGAGAAGTGTAGTAACTGGCGAGACCACTTTGAAGCTAACTACTCACAACGCTTCGATGAGTACTATCGTCTCTGGCGTGGACAGTGGGCTGCTGAAGATAAGACTCGTCAGTCAGAACGCTCTAAGATTATCTCTCCTGCCCTACAACAGGCTGTGGAGTCATCTGTAGCAGAACTAGAAGAAGCTACCTTCGGTCGTGGTAAGTGGTTCGACATTAAAGACGATGTAATGGATAAAGACAACAAAGACATCGTTATGTTGCGTACACACTTAGAGTCTGACTTTAAGCGCAACAAAGTACGTAAGGGTGTTGCTGAGTGTCTTATTAACGCAGCCGTCTTTGGTACTGGTGTCGCTGAGATTGAACTAACAACTGAAAAAGAGTTCAAACCAGCTACACAGCCCCTAATGGACGGTGAATTGACCGCTATTGGTGTCAACATTGCTGACCGTACATGTATCAAACTACGCCCTGTAATGCCTCAGAACTTCCTTATTGACCCTGTTGCTACCTCTGTTGAGGATGCTTTAGGCGTTGCTGTTGATGAATACATCTCTATGCACGTTGTTGAGCAGCTACAGGAGCAGGGTGTCTACCGTGATGTGGCTTTAGAGTCAGCATCTAATGATTTTGACATTGAACCAGACCACTCTATTACCTCTCTGTACGAAGAAGACAAGATTCGCTTGACTAAGTACTACGGTTTAGTACCCCGTCACCTGTTAAAACAGGCTCAGCAAGAAACTGACGCTGAAGAGGAGGCTGTATCACTCACTGGAGACGAAGAAGACACTAGTTACTACGTTGAGGCTATTGTTGTAGTAGGTAATGACGGTATTTTGTTAAAAGCTGAGGCTAATCCCTACATGATGGGTGATAGACCTATCATTGCATTCCCTTGGGATGTCGTTCCTAGCCAGTTCTGGGGTCGAGGAGTATGTGAGAAAGGGTATAACTCCCAAAAGGCGTTAGACGCAGAACTACGCGCTAGAATCGATGCTCTTGCACTGACTGTACACCCTATGTTGGCTATGGATGCCTCTCGTATGCCTAGAGGTGCTAAACCAGAGATACGTGCTGGTAAAGTTATCTTGACAAACGGCAACCCTGCTGAGATTCTACAACCCTTTAACTTTGGTCAGGTCAGTCAGATTACCTTTGCACAGGCAAGTGAGCTACAACGCATGGTACAGACCGCTACAGGCGCTATAGACAGTGCTGGTACGTCAGGGTCTATTAATGGCGATGCGACCGCTGCGGGCATCTCTATGAGCTTAGGAGCCATTATTAAGCGCCACAAGCGCACATTGATTAACTTCCAAGAATCATTCATCATTCCTTTCGTCACCAAAGCTGCTCACCGCTACATGCAGTTTGAGCCTGAGATGTACCCAGTTGCTGACTATAAGTTTGATGTGTCAAGCTCTTTAGGTATCATTGCTCGTGAGTATGAGGTCACACAGCTCGTACAGTTACTACAAACTATGTCACCAGATACTCCGATGTACCCTGAGTTGATTAAGTCTATTGTTGATAACATGAACTTAGCTAACCGTGAAGAGCTTATTGCTAAGCTTGATGCAGCTAACCAGCCTAACCCACAGGCTCAGGAAGCACAGCAAGCTACACAAAAAGCTGCCTTGGCCTTCCAAGCGTCACAGACTGGAGCACTCAACGGACAGGCTAAAGAGTCTGAAGCTCGAGCACTTAAAGCAGTGGCTGAAGCACAGGCTGTTCCACAAGAAACAGAGATTGCTCGTATTAAGGCTGTAACGACTAACCTACAGGCTGGAGATGCAGACGACAAAGAGTTTGAGAAGCGCCTTAAAATCTCTACACAGCTCCTTAAAGAAAGAGAAGTGGCTGTTAAAGAAGGTGCTGTACAGGCACAACCACAACCTGAGCCGCAACCAGTAGCTCAACCACCCACGATGATGCAGGAACCCACACAAGGGCAATTCCCACAATGATTATTACACAAAGAGAGTTTAATGACGCGCTAGAGCAAATTAACAGAGCGTTTGCAGTAGTTGACGAAAAGATTGACAAACTAGAAGCAGAAGTTAAAGCCCTGACACAGGAGAAAGCCAGTGGCAAAGCCAACAAAGGGCAAAGCAAAGGTTAAGGTGACGGCTAGCGGTAAGAAGGTTAGCTACGGTCAGGCCGGTAAGGCAAAGGATGGAGGTTCCCGTGTAAAAGCGGGGACGGCCAAGGGAGACAGCTACTGCGCTAGGAGCTTAGGTATTAAGAAGGGCTTACCCAAAGCTAAACAGAATGACCCTAACACCCCCAACAACCTCTCACGTAAGCGTTGGAAGTGTTCTGGGGCTAAATCGAGGAAAAAGT